TCCCGCGAGACGAACCAGACCTGGAAAGTTCCGCTGGCTCCCACGTCGTAGTCGGGCGAAGTCCACGGCCCCGGCTGATCGACAGGCAGAAAGATTCCCGAGTCGGTCTGCGTGCTCGTGTCGTTCGGGTCGTACTGGTAAATGATTTCGACGCCGCCGAAGTCTCCCATGCCCGGAGGCAGGGGAACAGACAGGTCGGGCTTGGTGTAGTTGAAGATCAGGTGATACTTCGGGCCTGCCTCGTTGTCGAAATCATCGACCTGGATTACCGAGACATTGGTGACGAGCCATGCGTACTCCTGGCCCGAGACGTACTTCTGGCTGACCGCGGGGACGGTGACGGTGACGTTCGGCGTTGCGCCCGTGCCCGCATTAGCCCTGACCAGATTGAAATTGGCCGATGGCCCGAATGCGGCGAGGTAAATACGCACCACGCGATCTGCGTCCGCGCCAGGGACTTTTATCACCGAAGGCGAACGGAAGGTGTCCCCCTCGCGCGCCGGCTGCCACTTGCCCGACATCTGGGAGGAGCCGTCGAGAGGGATCGAGCCGTCCATCGGGGCTTCGGTCGCGGAGCTGATATCCGGGTCTTCCAGATACACCGCGCACCCGCGGAAGTTGGTGGATGTGGCTGTGGAATTGGGGGTCCAATATGTATCCAACTCGAAAGCGCTGTTGTAGATCTCGCGGAAGCTTACGCTGTTGATCGTCACCGGAGGCGCGTCGTTCACCGGGACGGGCACGGGAACCGGAGGGGGAGGGGTCGTCCCGCCCGCCGGCGGCCCGGCGCCCGCCCCGGCGCCCGGAGCGAACTGAACCCATGTTGCGCCGGGAAGACTGGGGTCGTAGCGAAGGCTGTAAGTGACACCTGTATCTGAATCTTGCCAGAGTGTCCCGTTCGGCAGTTGCGACTTATCCGCCGCCGCCCGCTGCGCGCTTGTCCCATACATCAGTGCGCCTTGCGGCTTGCCGATCAGGTTTAATTTCCGCAACCAGGGCAGAGTGAGATTGCCATCGCCGTCGAACATCGGCGTCTGGGCAAGACTTTTCGCGAGGGGCATTATCTGAGGTGTGCTAAATTATTCCTGCGTGACTGCGGCCCCATTGAAGCCATGACGACGCCGGCTCACAGATTCGCTATCTGCGGCAATTCCCGCAGTCACGCATTTCCAGCCGTTATTTCGCCGTAGGCATCAGCGATATAGATTTTTGCTTTAGATGTGATCGCGATCTCTGGAACAAGATCTCGTCCTGATCCAAGCCGCCGAAAGATCACGCGCTTTCTTGTATCGCCGTTCAGACCCATGCCGCCCGTGACAATCAAATCCCCACCCGTTGCAGCCTGCCGCCATGTGCGGCCTCCATCGGTGCTGATGCGCAGTTGCATCTGAGGTTCAGGGTCGCCGGTATTCACTGTTCCTGATTCCAGTTCAAACGTGAGGCGATGCAAAAAAACTTTTAACTTCTCATTGACCAGATGCGGAAATCTACGAAGGCACCTGATAGCTACGCCGTCATCGTCGTGAAAGTCAGTGGACATCTCGTACAGTAGTGAATCCGCGTATCCGCTCACCACATGCGTTCCCTGCGTGGTCCCTTCGTCGTTGCCCACGCGCGTCCCGGTCCAGCCGAGCACGTAGTCGTGGAATTGCGGAATGTCCCGCTGATACGCGGATCCCGTCCAGTACGCTCTCTCCGTCCACTCGTTCTCAGTCGCGTCCCAGACCCACGTTTTGCCGCTCAGGTTGATCTGCCACATCAAGTGCCCGAGCATCTCGTAAGAGAAGCCGATTGCCGTCCTGAACTCCTGGCGCCAGTCGTTTTCCTGCGCATGCGTAGAGATGGGACGTAAAGCCAGCCCTGAGGTCATGTAGGCTATACCGTCGTTGCCGATGAACACCAATGCCGTTTCTCCCACCTGGCAGAGCGTCTGCGCACCGCCGAGGCCTCTGGCGATCGATCCCGATGGATTGCGTATCAGCGGGAAATCCGGGTTTGCCTGCAGATCCCAGACCTCGATGTTTTCGGTGCCGAACAGCCACAACTCGCCCCGGTACGAGATACAGCCTACCAAGTTGTCCGTCGAGCCTTCCTTCAGCGCGAAGTCGAGCGGATCCCAGGTAGAGAAGTCGTTCAGGTTCGAGATATTGAACTGGCGCGAGTTCGGCCGCGTCACTACCGCGTAGCCGCCTATTTCGCAGGCGCTCGAGGCTTGCAGGATGAGCGCATTTGCAACCCAGTCCACTCCTTTCTGTACCGGAGCCGGCGTAGTCAACAGCAAGTCCCATCCGCTGATCACATAGTCCACGGTATAGTTCACGTGGTTGATCGTGATCTGCTGGCCTCCCATCCCGACCGGGTCGAACAGGTCTGCTACGGGATTGCCGTCTTTGTCGAGCACCGACTCAGGGCCGTTGTTATGCACCGCGACTCCGTCGGTGTCGCACTTGCCGGCGAGCAGGGGAGGCGATGTGGCGGTCCAGGCCTGCGCGAAGTCCGTCGTTGCCGCAGTGGTCAAGCTGAGATCATACGGGCCTATGACCTGCGACACGGTATAGTTGACCGCACCTATGTTGATCGTCTGGTTCACCAGCCACCCGGGAAACAGATCTTCGTTCACCGGCCCTTTGGACGTCACATTGGTTCCGTTGACATCGCACTTGCCGGCCAGGTGAATGATCCCGTTCCAGGGGAGGTTTTTGGTGGCCACTCCCGGCACAGCCGTCGAAAGCGTGATGTCGTAGCCGTCGCTAGAGACAAACTCCACGTAATAATTTGCTGAGTTCACGGTGATTTGCTGGCCCATCATCAGGATGTCGAACAGATCGCCGGTAGCCGGGCCGTCGTTGTGCAGCGAGAAGCCATCAGCGTCACATTGCCCCGACAGTTGCGGCTGCGCTTTGTAATCCGCGTTCGACATCGTGCCCGCATCGGTCGTCAGCGTCAGTTGCGTGTCGCTGTCAATTGACTGGACCACATACGCCGTGCCATTAAGCCAGATCGCCTGATTGACCATCGCGCCGCGGAACGCATCCCCGAACGGAGTCCCGTAGCTGTGCACCGCGGTCCCGTCTGTGTCGCAGTGCCCGGAGGCCGTCTTGACGTCGCCTATCTTGATCGAATCGACGTAGGGCTGCTGGTCGTCCCAGGAGTAGGCGTAGCCGTTCGCCACTACTAACGCCTGCAGGTGCCGCGGCAGGCCGTTCAGCACGATCCGGTCCCGCTGCGCAGCCGGATTGATGCTCGTGTTCAGGCCGGTGACATTCTGGACGGTATTGAAGTTCGGGTCGAGCTCAAGCAGCGCATTGTTCGCCGTACAAAAGAGTCTGTCATTGACTGAGGCGAGGCAGGTCGCGGTGCCGGCGAGTGTCTTGCGGTTGCGTATGCCCGGCTTGCCATAGAACCCCTTGGGGGACTTGGTGCCTCCGCTCTCGGTGTACATGTTGATACTGCGCTGGGCGTCTGAAGTGAGCGAGCGGGCTTCCGAGGATGGGCCGACGAGAGGGATTTTCATCGCGCGATGTTATGATGGTTTTAGCCGGTAACCAACCGGCAGGAGAATCTTTTGACCGATACCCAAATCCTGACAATTGCAATCAGCATTATCTTTCCGGTGCTGGTACTGCTCTATTCCAACAGCCGCGTGGGCGAAGTGAGCAACCGCATCGGTGACACCAACAAGCGAATCGATGACTCCAATAAGCGAATGGATGAACTAAAAGCCGACCTCATCAAACACATCGATAATGGCTTTGAACACATGACGCTGCTGCTGAAGCTCCATGAAGCGGAGCACCACAAGAAATAACAGTCTCCTGATGCGCCGTCTCCCGGCTCTTGGGAGCGTGCGGCTGGTAACCGCCACGGGGCTTTACGCAAGAAGCCCCAATCAATTAACTCCTGCGTCCATCCAATTGTAGAGAAGAAGGCCCTTGCTCGAGATATCCGGATCCCCCTGCAATCTCGGGATGAACGCATTGATCTTCGCCAGCCGCGCTATCGAGTTAGTCGCCTCCGCAATGACCAGTTGATCATCCGCGGAAGTATTGAGCCGCTTCCGGTACATCGGCATCGTAACCCTCGCCAGGTTAAAGACAATCGCCTGCTCATATCCGTCCGGGTACGCCACCGTATCGGTTGCTGCTACTGTTCCGCTTGACACCGGCTGCCAGGAGTAGATCTCAATCTGGTAAGTCACGTCAGGGATCGGGTAGAACCGGACATTGCGCAAGGGCGAGGAGCCGTCGATGTATACGCCGGTCGGGATCGTGTAGACCTCCTGCAGCCGAAGATCCGACCAATCTTCCTCGTCCCACAGCGTGAGCGGACGCCGCACGTCAGGATCAGTGTTGAAGATGAAGTTCGCGTCAGTCACCTTGGCCGGGCGGGGAGCGTTCCAGTCCCCGCCCGTTCCATAGGTGTACAGTTGCTTTCCCCCCACTGTGGGGAACTGGTCTATTCTGCGCGTGTAGACTGCTTCCGCAAGGATGTTATAGGTACTGATCAGTCTTGAGAATGCCCGCACCCCGTCATCTGTCATGGCAGGCGATGCCTTGCGGTCGGGCGCGAGCTGGATGCCGGCCAGCCGGTATGCGTGATAGATCAGGTCGGAGACGAGAGTGGCCATGTTATGCCGCTGCTGGAGCTACTGCCGGGGCTGCTGGCGCTACAGCCCCTACTTCGACCATCCCGTTGAGTTGGATGATTCTCTGCTTCGACCGCTGCGCGTTACCGGCTAATTCCGCCGTTACCGGACGCCCGTAGCCGGGAGCGAGAGTAAGGGCAAGCTCCCCGATCAATGCCAGCTCATAGCCGGGAACAGGAAAGCTTACCGTGTCGGTCAGGTTCACGAATGCCGTAAGCGGCACCCAGAACGAGATTTCGATCGATGCATTGGCCGCGGGAGGAGGCCAGATCCTGATGTTCTTGAGCGGCGCCGCGGAATCCTCGCCGAGCAGGCTGGGCAGTATATCAGAGCGACCGGTCGGGTTCCTGACGGCCGCCTCGAACTGGGCCATCGGCAGCACGGTGAGACCGTTCTCGAATACCGTTGATCGTGCCGTGGCCCCTTTGATCTTCACCGGGCGCGCTGTCGTGCCCCACGTTCCCCCCACTCCCATCGTGTAGGCGACGACGCCGGTCTGCAGAGCGAAGTTCGATACCTGGTGCGTGTAGACGGTGACGCCCTCGAGCGACCACGAGGAGACGATGAGATTCAGCTTGGTGAGCCCGTTGTTCGATTCCGAAGTGTTCGGGGCCTCGTCAGGCTGGATCTCACCCAGGTCAATCAGGGCCTGCGAGATCAGGTCTTGTACCTGCATTATTTTTTCGGAGGCTTGGCTGGCGGCTTCTGCTTGGCCGCAATCGCCGGATCAGGCGCCGCTCCGGGCGCCGTCTCGATGCCGACGTCCGCAGGAGACTCGACCCACCCGCCCGCTTTCTCGATCTCCCTGGCCTCTTCCTCGTTGGTAACGAGAAAGGATTCCAGTTCAGGCACGTCTTCGGGCGGGTCGGGGTATTTGGCCTTGTAGCGCCAGTAGGGGAATTTCTGTTTGCCGGCTGCCTGCGCAGCTATGGCCGCAGATGCGGCCGGATGTGCTGTTGGTGTAGTGCTCATATTGGTTTACCTTGGTTTGTACTAGTAGGTGACTAGTAAGTGGAAGCCTAGTAAATATGGCCTTTTGACGACATCCTGGTAGGATGGATTGGCATATTTACGTACTTAAAAATCCGCGCACGCTTGAGATCCGATATGTCGGATGGACAAAACGCAAGCCCGAAATAAGGTTGCGTGCTCATATATGCGAAGCGGTCAAGAATCCAGGCGCGAATTATAGATGTTCGTGGATCATGTCCTTGGTTAGCATTGGACTGCTTCCACTGATCGAAATCATTGAGTCAGGCTCAAACGAAGGCGGCGGCCAACTGGCGGAACGCAAATGGATAGCCTTCCACAGAGCGCAAGGCACGCGCCTCGTTAATGGAACTGATGGAGGCGATGGCGCGCCGAATTGGGGTACGCCCGAATTGCGGAAGGCGCATGCCGCCAAAATGCGGGCTGCTGTCCCGATTGAGAAACGTCGCGAATGGGGCGCAAAAATGGCTGCATCCATGACACCGGAACAGCATACGGCCCGGAGCAAGAAGATCTGGGCAAACTTCACGCCGGAAGCACGGGCCGCGAAACTCAAGAAGCTTCACGACACTCAGTCTCCTGAAGTCCGTTCCGTTCTGTCGAAAGAGCTGTGGGCCAAGAAGACTCCTGAAGAATCTACTGCTGCCGCAAACAAAAGATGGACCAGTCGCCGAGAGAGCGATACCGGCGGTAAATGGTCATCTCCGATGTCCGCTGACGATAAGGAAAGGCGCAGTGCTCATATGCGAAAGATTTGGCAAAACATGACGCCTGAACAGCGTGCCGATCGCGCCAAAAAATACAGCCAGAGCAAAACCTTCGAAGAACGTTCCGCCGCGTGGAAACAGCACTGGGCGAACAAGACCCCCGAAGAGCGCTCCGCCATCGCAAAAAAGCGCTGGGAGGCGATTAGAAATGCCAAAAAACGCGCTGATTTCTAACTCGCTAACTCTCTATACAGCAACACATTTCCTTATAAAGACCCCCAAATCCATAAAGTACATCGAGTCGATTAACCTCTTTACGATTCACTCCATCAAATGCCCTGATGAAGCTCAACGTGATTCCCGTGTCCGCGTCGGTTTCTTTCGCGACCAGGGCGCCCATTCCGGGATCGGGATCGCTCAGGGGCACACACACGAAAGCGTAGGCATTTTTGTGCATGAGGATGCCCTGTATGCCCGCGGTACTCGCCGTACCGACGACGGTAATCGCCGCGCCGTCAGCCGGGGCTGCGTTAACGTTCTGATACTGGGAAGGCGCGACCGTGATGGCAGGCGCGATCGCCACGTTGCCGGTCCCGGTGGCGGTTGACGAGAAGTTCGCAGTCACCACGAATTGCTGCAGCCTGCCGGTAGACTGGCGCGTCTGCGGATGGACTGAGTAGACGCCCGCAATCGTGAAGCGGTCGCCCACGACCAAGCGAGGCGCGGCCGCGGCAGTCCAACCTCGTGTCGGCAGGTTCATCGTTCCGTTATTGCCGCCTGCTGCTGTTACCGTGCTCACGCCACCCGTGGCATCGACCAGCGGACTGCCGCCGAGTGGCCCTACCGTGCGCGTGTAAATGGTCTGGTCGCGGAACACCGAGTAACCCAGGCTGTCCTGGAACGTGCCCTGCGTCCACTGCTTACTGATTACTCCGGTCGGGTTGTACAGGGTCTTGACCGCCGACACGAAGGCGGATGACATCTTGCGGTTGATGATCAGGTTCACCGGCTCCGCCTCGGGCAGCCCCTGCTCGCACAGGATGTCGCCCGCCGTCAGGTACGGCTTCTCGTCGGTCGGAGTCGTGCCGGGAACTCCTGTCGCGTTCCAGGTATTGTTCGAGATATACTGCGCCGCCGCCGCGTTGATATTCGAGGCCAGAGCGAGTGCCGCCGGTCTCGAGTAAAGCTCGCGCGCCTCGCGGATATTGAGTGTTTTCTCTACCGAGTCCCACTCGAAACCTACTTGAGCTATGAGGTTCACCGTTACCGGCGTCACCTGGTCGGTGAGTCCTTGCGGCGCGTATACCAGGGTATTCGCTACTGTGAATCGGTAGGGTTTCCTTACGTTGATTGTCGAGCCGATCTTATAGTTCTTCTGGCCGAATTCGGGACTGATGGAGTGGGACATGTTGGAGCACACGTTCAGTGCCCCTCCCAGATCCATCAGGACCAGCTTCGCGAAGACACTCGGCGTGAGTACTGAGTTGGGTACTTGCGCGGACATCGTTCACCTTGTGGCGCCTGTTGAGTGGCGACAACGCACCGTACGACCGCAGTGGTCGTACCGCACCGTTATCGGCAGGCGCGGGTCAGTCCCCCTCCAGTTGGCGTAGCATCTGTCGTTTCCAGGCCCGGTTGTACGGGTGCTTCTCCGGGTCGAATTCCGACGGGCCGCCTCCGCCGTCCATCGCAACGGGCGGCTTCTGGAGTTTGGGTGGAGGGGGAACCGGCTGAGGTTTGGGAGCCGAATTGGGTTGCGCCGACTGCTGTTGCGTGATCTGCGCTTCGATAAGACCGATCTGCCGTGCCATAGCCACGGGATCCTTGAGCGAGAGCAGGTTGCCGAACTCTTCCCGGTTCTGGTGGAACCGCAGCATCATTTCCGCCCCTACGTCTGAGGCTTTGATGATGCCCGCCAGGCCCGCTTGAGTCACTGCCCCGCCGAGCTGCTCAAGAGCATCGCGGACTTCCGGGTCTTTCTGGAATACCGCCCTGACTTTCTTGTCCCAGCCGATATTGGCTTGTCTCTCGGCTTCCGCCTGGTCTCGAGCCTCGAGGGCCTGCTGGATCTGCCAGGCTGTGTCCTGTCGGTGGTACTCGCGTTCGGCCTTGCGGAGAGCTGCATAGTCTCCCGTCCAGGTGTCCTCATTCGGAGGCACGGGCCTGCCATCGGGCGCAGCTTTCGGTTGAGTCTCTACCGGGCCAGTGGGCGAGGTTTTCGCCGCAATCAGCTCCCTGCGTAGAAAATCGGCTTCCTGCCGCGCCAGATCGCGTTCCCGAATGGCATCGTCGGCCCGCTTGGTATATTTCGCGAACCGGCGATCGATCTGCGCTTCGCTTAACTTGTTCGGTTCTTCTTCGGCTTCCTTCTCTGCAGCCGATCCTGAGTCGGCATCACTTTTTTCCGGCTCCTTGCTTTCGCCCGGAGTCACAGGGTCTTTCGGTTTCACAGGGGCAGGCGAAGTAGGCTCCTCTGCATCTGCCCCCGTGTCACTGGCCGACAGCATCTTGCGCAGACCTCTGATAGAAAGGTCGGCGGGTATGTCGCCTCCAGATGTGGGTGGAATCAGTATTTCCTCAGGCATGGTGACCTGCTGCCTTTTCGATGAGTTTTAAAACCGTCGCCGGTTCTTGATAACGATGCCGATTAACATTCCGAAGTTTAAGAACGAAGCCGAGGAAGCTAAATGGTGGGACGCTCATCCGGAAGTAGCCACCGTGATCATGGCGCG